GGGAGCAGGTGCGGCTTGGTTTGGATTATATGCAGGCACATCTGGTTCTAGTAAAAGCTTTAAAGGCGAAGCTAGTAAAGAATAAATGGGAAACGCATTTGCCTTAATAGCCGATGTAGGTTTTCCTATAGCTATGGCTATGATTGGTGGTTTCTTTATATTTTTAACTATTAAATACATACTTGAATCTGTTGTAGGTCAAGTTAATTCTATACATGGTATTGTTGCTTCACTTGATAATAGAGTTAAAACTATGAATCACGATATGA